TCGCGGGCGTCGTCGCGCCATTCCTGACAGCTCGTCTCGTCCTTTTCGTACAGCGTCTGGCTGTCGGATTCGATTTTCGTGATGATCGACTCATCCAAATCAGAAATAATGCTAGGCGATGTCAGCAGTTTAATGACGGCGCGTTCGTCCAGTCTGCCGCTGTATTTTTTTTCAGAGACCGCTGTAGTTGCGTCAGTCATCAGTAACCCCTATAGCCGTTAGGTCGGCTAGACTCAATTCGGTGGCGATCCTCATTGACATCACGCACTGGCCGGATGTCGCGGACAGCAAATGTTAGCACAAAAGCATCAGCCCGGTCAGGACTGCGGCCAAATTCCTTTTTATACTCTTTCTTGTCTTGCATGAGTAGTTGTGAGTCCTTGTATTTATATTTGAGCGAGCAAATCTGGCTCTTTAACTCAGGATCGGGCGACAAACAAACGCCGCCCTGCTCCAGATACTCGCGGCAATCCCGCCACATCCGCGCCCTCAGGTTATAGTTGCGCTCGTCTGCCAGTCTCATGCCGGTATGAACGCCGTAGACCGCGCGTTTGTATCGCTGATTGTCTCGCAGTTGGTCATAACAGCTAGTGCCTGGGCCGTCCAACTCGATAATAATCCCATCAACCTGGCCGCCCATGCTCTCCAGCCGAAAACACACCTCGACTACCAGCGCCGCCAGTTGTATGCCGTCTAGCTGTCGGGCAAATTTCTGGTTTAGATTGAGTCGGCCGCGCCTTGCATGTATCACGCTTTCGTCATTGCCCATGTGCGCCGCGTCAACCCCGATAATCCAGCCGCCTATCGGCTTAACATCTGCCGGGCCTAACCGCATGGCTTGCTCAACAATTTCACCAGGCATGAAATTTTCTGAGCTTGAGGCGTTGTAATCAATATCGACCTCTTGCGCCAAAATCACCGGGTCTAGCGTGTCTTGCTGTTTACGATACCATGCGTCATCTTTGCGTGGATCATCGCGCCAATGAAATGAAAACACGGATATTTTGCCGCTATGCCGTTTTCGGTAAAATGGATTGCCGTTGCCGTTTGGCGTACTCACGTCAATTTTGCAGTTTGATGTTTGTGAGAGTGCTGCGTCAATCGCTTCTGGCCGCTCATAAAACGCGGATTCGTCTTTGAAATAAATACTCGTCCTGTTGCCGCGCCCGATATTGTCGCCAGACTCGCCGACAATGGCAGATCCATTCTCGGGATTGAGTATCCGCATTGACGGCGCGTGTTTGCTCTCGTCGTAACCGGCGGGACGAAACTCAACCGGCAGAAGATTTACAAACTGGCGAACTTTCCAAAACAAGCTTTTCGGGTCGCCCAGCTTATCAACATATTCTTCTTTGCGCGATCCAAACCCAACAACAACGCCGTCATGGTACAGCCACATCCAAACCGCCACCGCTACGCATAGCCATGATACACCCATGTCACGGGATTTCTCAGCCAACCCATCATTCCGACCGCGCCATAGCTCAACAGTCCAGTTGATGAACTCGGCCTGCTTTGGAAACAGGATAAACGGAATAACTGTCGGTAATCCGACCTCGGCGTTACGCGGATCAAACGTCATGCCCCAATCATTGATAAACTCTACCGGATGCGTTTTGTAATACTGTTTCAGACCGTCGAGCATTCCCGGCGTTTTTCGTATCAAATCCAGGCGATGCGCCCGCTCACGATAAATCGCGGGATAGTCAGGATTGAGCCAATTGAAATTAAGCGCCGCTGTCATCTATCGTGCCGCCTGTCAACAATAGTTTATAGGCATCCTCTGCGGTCATTGATTCGATTTTGATGCTCCCTCCGTTGGGGCCGGTAATAGCTGTTTCGCTTTTGTCTTTCCAGCCAAATCTGTTCTTCATGTTGAAAATCCAGACCGTGGCGTTTCCTTCGCCACCCATCGCCATTTCACGCCCCCGCTCCTCCCACCAATGCTCACACAATGACTTAGCTTCTTTTACGGTTCGTCGAAATTCTTCATAATCCTCAAGCAAGGTTTCCCATGCCGACTCACCAATACCGAGCTTACAGCGAATGGTGACGGCGCTTTGACCTTGCTGGCCACATTCAAGAACAATATCTTTCCAGTCTTCTGGCAGATTATCCAATGTTGTTCTCGGCCTGCCGACAGGGCGTTTTTCGTCACTCATGCCACCCACCCATAAATCCACCAAACACAATACGCCAGCCAGCACACAAACGCGCCCAGGGTAAAACACGTCGCGAGCAGTAAAAACTGTATGATGCGCTGGCCCATATCAATACCCCATCATCGTAGCGGCAACCAGGATAATACACCCGGCGGCAAACCCGGCAATTGTTGCAATCAACATCAACTCTGCAACAGGCGTCATAACTGGCTAGTCCGTTTTTTCAACCGGCGACTGATAACATCGACGCCAACATATCCTATCCACACCGCCACCACCCAGGCTATGTTCGGCGGCAATCCCAAATAGCTAAACACTGGCTGCACACCAAACGCGGCAAGGCCCAATAGGCCACCTTCGATCACGCTGGCGATGAAATCCTTATCATCTCGCAATGAACGCAAAAACCCGATGACAAACGCAAGCAATGGTGCTCCCCATGTTACCGCTTTATCAAAAACCTCATTTTCAGGCTGCACTTTCATTTTGTCCTTCCCGCCTTAGCGAGTCTGCTCACGTTTGAAAATGGCAGCGAGGCCGGTGAGTATTTGCGGTACGCCTGCGCCATAATCATGCGCCAGGCAGGACGATATGCCGGTTGCGAGCAGGCCAATACCTGCCCAGGTTGACGGTTCGTGCATCATGTGATTTTACTCTCAAAAAGCGCCCGTTCTGCGGCGCGTCTGGAAATGAGGCCGGGCAATGTACGGCCACCGGCTTTTGTCCATTTGGCAAACTCAGCAGCAGCGCCGGTGTAATCACCGTTATTCAGTTTTCGTGCTAGTGTTGAGTTTTTAAAAGCGCCGGGGCCGACATTGTAGATAAAACTGGCGAGTGCATCGCGCTGGTTCTGGGTGATTTTGACAGTGACAAATTCATTGATGGTGCGTTCGGTCGCGTTCAGGTCTGACAACAGCCATTTATCGGCCTGCTCTTGTGTGCATCTGTCACCCAATTTAACGCCATGGGTGTGGCCAAAACCAATCGTCGGAATCTGCGCCGGGCACAAATATGCCTTGAGCTTGCAGCCCTCAAACTTTTTGACTAATGCAACAGCCCGCTCGCTAATCATGCCGCACCTCAATTGATAACAGTCAGGATAGCCGAATTACCGTTACATCGCAAACACGACCTGATAGTACGCTGCATGGCTTCACACGTTTTGCCGAGCGTCGTTATCTTGATGGCCTGCCCTATGTCGTCTGCCGTGATTTCGTGGTTGCCTGGTGGCAGAATCGTCTTTGCAAACGCATATTCGACCGGCTTTGTATCACCGCCGAAATTGAACACATGCAGTTTGCCATCCTTGATTTCCAGTCTCATAGCCGCTCTCCAATAGGCATTATGCAACAGTATAGCCAATGCGCATCAATATTCCGCACATCCTGACAACGTTATTGAGCGAGGCTGGGCAGGACATTTTGTATGTAGCCATCGGTGTATGTTCAGACGCAACACGTTAATTATTGGCGATAAAGACAGTGTTGTAGTTAGCACAGTAGGGGGCATGAGACCTACTGACGGAAGAAATGGATTAGAAACCATAGGGTATAAACGCTATTACGAAACAATGGTGTTTGGTGCTAAAAATGACGGTGAGTATATTGAAGCCAATGTTCAAGACCAACGTGATTTTGAGGGTGAACAGTCAATTTGCGCTGATAGTTGGCAGGATTTACCAAAAGGCGTTGATAATCAAGCAAACGAGATGCACGAAAGGATTGTTGCAAAATTTGCGAATGAAATCTAACTAAGTGCGTAAGGCGCAAATACCCGCGCTGTTGTACGCAGAACAATGTAATCACCAACGTCAAAAGATAAGATGAAAGTCTGGGTATTTGTCGCACTTGACGCTTGAGTTAGATACGTTTTGGAGCTTGAGAATGGTAAAAATTACACTGGCATTGGCAAGGCCGACAAATGGGTACGAGTCTGTTTTTGACCAGTACCCTATTTTAAATAACATTTGGGATGTAGAAAAAACAAAGTTAGCTAAAGAGGCCGCTGACGAGTGGTTGACCGCAACGAGTGACGGGCAGATTTTTTTAATTGAGGCAAATAACACAGTGGTTGGTATAACTGGATGGTGGGAGATAAGCCAAGATGACGCTGGGCTTAGGTGGCATGGGGTAGCAAGTGGCGAGAGAAACAAAGGCTACTCTTTAGCTGCGATTAAAGCGTTAAGAGACAAACTATCCTACGTTTTTAAATTTTTACATGAGGCAGCCTACACCGAAAATGCCGCAGCATATTTTAAGAAACTTGGCTTTACTGAGCAAAGCGACCATGTGAAAAAATGCGAGGTTTTAGACTCGGCAGGTGGTGGTAATTTTGTGCTGACACTAAGTATCTAACTACCAAGCATAACGCGCCCCCAACTCAGTTATTAATTACATAATTGTTTGGGTAGGGGTCGCGTTGATGCAGAGTTAGGCATTTGTGGGCATAAAAAAGAATTAGAAATAGTTGAATAAAGTACTTTACATGGTATGCAATGAATAATATAATGGACACATAGAGAAGCACAATGCAGCTCGACGCTAGACCAAGCGTACAAACTAAATGGTCGGAGAAATATCATGACAACTATCAAATTCAATGCTTGCCAAGACAACATGGGCGATGTAACTGGCGAACAATACGAAAACTACAAAGTAGCTGTTAAAGC